ACTTTACCCAGCTTTCGCCTTGGAACTCTTAAGACTCGCCGTAAACGATCCTTCGTACCAGCTAAAAACAACACAAGAAGGTATTGATTGGATAAGGGTTCCTAGCTACCCTTTAATGAAAACAGATGCAAATGCTAGAATATTTTTAGATTGGAACACAAAGTTCTATAAACAGACAGGATTAGAGTTTTTAGAGAATCCAATTGATGCACCTTTTGTTATTTTCGGAGTAACAGCAGAAGGTGTAGTTAACCCAACACCAACTCCAGCAGGATTAAAGTACCCACATGAAGTTCAAGCAAATATTTTACATAATCTTATTAATGGTAGCGCTCCTTCTACCCCTACTTGGGCTCCAGCAGGAGAGTTTCTTGGCCTTACACTCGGCTTATTACTTATTGCCTTAACAGTTTCATCCATTTACATTAGTGCGCCTGTAATATTTTTACTAATTGGCGGTTCAATGTTCGGCGCCTGGTACTTGTTTCAATCTTCTTACTTGTTTGACGTCACAGGCCTTATCGTAATCTGGTTTTTATTCTGGAGTATTGAAAGTTTCCGTAATTTCATTACGCAATATTTGCTTCGATTACAAATTAAACAACAATTCGGGACGTATGTATCTCCGGACCTCGTAAAAAAATTACAGGAGGACCCAACGTTGCTGAGATTGGGTGGGGAGACAAAACGACTCACTTTTCTTTTTTCAGATATTCGAGGATTCACACCAATTTCTGAAAAATATCAAAAAGACCCGCAAGGTCTTACAAAATTAATCAACCGATTTTTGGATAATCAGACAGAAATCATACTTAAACATGGCGGAACCATTGATAAATACATGGGAGATTGTATTATGGCTTTCTGGAATGCACCACTTGATGTTGAAGATCAAGAGAGAAAAGCAACAGAATGTGTATTAGAGATGAGAGAAGCCTTAGGAGAACTAAATGAAAAACTTAAGGAAGAAAATCTTGACCAAATTAACACTGGGGCAGGAATTAATTCTGGCTTATGTGTTGTTGGTAATTTTGGTAGCAGCAGTCGTTTTGACTACTCTGTCCTTGGCGACGCCGTAAATTTAGCTGCTCGATTAGAGTCCTCATGTAAGAACTATGATGTTGATCTTGTCATATCCGAATACAGTTTAGTTGACGGATATGACTACGAATTCTTAGATGAAGTCATAGTAAAAGGCAAGTCGGAACCAGTTAAAATATATACCATCAGAAAATAATACTTGACTTTTATCCTCACTTTTGATATAATTACATTCATAAGAAGAAAAATCTTCAGGAAATTAGGAACTAAATATGAACGCAAACGAGGTCGCCGCAGAGTTAGCAAAACACGAAGCCGTGTGTGCCGAAAGATGGAAAACGGCTTTTAATCGGTTTGACGATACTGCTTCACAGATAAAAAGAATAGAAACAATTCTAATTAGTTCAGCAGGTACTATTATTGCAGGTGGACTAGCCGTGCTTTGGACAATATCTAGTTTACATTAAGGAAAAATTATGATCGAAGGATACAAAACAAAGGAAATGAAACCAGCCAAAACTAAAAAAGTAAAAGAAGTTATCTTTCAAGGAGATGACGGACTATTTTACTTTGAATGGGAAGGCAAAAAACAAGGTTTTACTAAAAAAGAAAACGCTGAAATAGCACTAAATAGATTAAAAAATGAGCAATAGTATTGAAGAAGCTTTGAAAAAAGCAGTTGAGAAAACAGACTCAACAAAAGTAGTTGATGGAGAAGGCTCAGAAGCCTCACAAGAACTTTCAGCAAGAGTTAAAAAACTTATGTCTAGAAAGACTAACCTACAACGTAAAAGAAGAAATCGTTTACCAAGCAGCATAAGATGAACAAGAAGCTTTCCCATGAGGAACGCTACAAGATCTGTAAAGAATGCCCAAACTTAGATAAACGGTGGAAAGTCTGTAAAGTTTGTAATTGTTTTATGCCCCTCAAAACAAAAATTAGATGGGCAGAGTGTCCTGAGGAACCTCCTCGTTGGACATAGGAAGAAATATGCCATATCATTATAAACCAAAAAAGAAAAAAGGTAAAAAGAAGAAAAAGTAATGCCTGTACGTAAAGTAAAAGGCGGCTACAAATGGGGCAAGTCTGGCAAAGTTTATAAGACTAAAAAAGAAGCTGAAGCCCAAGGCAGAGCAATATACGCTTCTGGGTATAAGAAGAATGGCAAGAAAAAGAAAAAGCGTTAAAAAGAAACCAGTGCCAACAAATCCTAAGCTGTATGCAAGAATTAAAGCTCAGGCAAAAAGAAAATTTAAAGTTTATCCAAGTGCATATGCAAACGGATGGTTAGTAAAAACTTATAAAGCAAAAGGCGGTAAGTATCGCATGGGAAAAAGAAAATGAAAGGACTATACACAGGAGACGGAAAATTTATCGTTAAAAGTGGACATACAGATGCTGATTCTGCAATAACAAGTTGTAAAATCATTATGAGTCATTGCCAAATGATCCTAGATGGATTAGAAGGTAACGAAGGAATGGACAAGCTTCCTACATGGTGGACAAATAAATTAGCTATTTCTGAATACGAAGTTGTATCAGCTGCTAATTATTTATCATCTGGAGATATTGAACACGAACATGGCGAAACCTAAAGGTGGTTTAACAAAGTGGTTCAAAGAAAAGTGGGTAGATATAGGTCGTCCTAAAAAGAAAGGAAAATATCAACCTTGTGGCAGAGGAAAAGCAAAAACCTCTCGAAGAGGGTACCCAAAATGTGTACCTTTAGCTCGTGCTAGAACTATGAGCAAAGCTCAAAGAAAATCTGCTGTTCGAAGAAAAAGATCAGTAAGTCAAGGAGTAGGCGGAAGACCAACAAATGTTCGAACAATCGCAAAAAGAGGAAGGAAAAGAACAAAGAGATAAAGAACGTCAATTTGTTGACTGGGCTTTAGAAAAAGTTTCTCGAGGCAAACTTCGACAAAATTATTATAAACTATTAAAACAATACGAGGAAGAAAATGGTAGAATGGTTAAAAATTAAATGGTTACAACTATGTGCCATAGTTTCAGGAGAAGATAAAAACTGGGACGGTAAAGTGGATATCAAAGATAAAATGATAGAAGCGAAACAAAAAGCTAAAAGCTAAAATATCTTAGCTAAGTCGTATAAGGACTAGCATGATTGACAAACAAAATCTAATTAAAGAAATTCTAAGTGTAGTAGGAATGTCAAAACAATTACTAATAGCACTAGAATATAAATTACAACTTAATCGACAAATTAGAGAAAAGTTGAACAACGGGCAGAAATGCCAAGAGCTTATTGAAAGCATAGGACAATAAAATGGCAAGACAAGGTGGATTTTTAGTTGGACCAAGCAGACACGGAACATCTAAATTACAAAAACACAAATTAAAAAGAGGTCTTACTAGAGATCTTAATTCTGCAGCAGGAACTTACGTGAATACTAAGTCTCCAATGACTACCGCAGGTGGTTTTTATGGTGCAGCTCCAAAGGGCGTAGGTCCAAGATTCGGCAAAACAGTAAATCCAAAACAAGCACGTTTTGGTAAAAAAGGTGCAGGTCGAATTTTACCACGTAGAGGAAGATAAATATTATTCATAAAGACTTTCATGACTTAATGAAAGCAGGACGACTAAATAGAGTCGTGGACATTTTTTATAATGGCACTAACAAAAAGCGAAAAAGCAAGATTAAAAAGGGCAGGACTAACAAGGTTAAATAAACCAAAAAGAACTCCCAAGCACCGAACTAAAAAAGCAGTCGTTGCAACTCGCGTTGGTGGTAAAGTAAAAATTATTCGTTTTGGAGCGCAAGGCATGGGGCACAATTACAGTCCTGAAGCCAGAAAGAGTTTCAAAGCGAGACACAGAAGAAATATTGCAAAAGGCAAATCTTCTGCAGCCTACTGGGCAAATAAAGTATTTTGGGCAGGAAAAGGTGGTTCTAAAAAGATGCCACCTAAATCCCAAAAATATGTTAGAGGAATTAAACGAAGGAAATAATGACAGTACCCAAAGTGATAGACAAACGAGAAGCCTGGCTAGATGGCTTGTCTATGTACGCTATAGAACAACTAAGAAATGCAGAACGCAGAGAAGAACGAGGTTTAACACGAACTCAACGAGAGCGTGAATACATGGATCTTTGTGGTGGTTACTTATATCTATTACAATTAGCCAAAGAGTACGGAATGTTTGAATCCGACGACCCTTTTAATTTATTTAACAAAGAGACTCTACATTGATCGAAATAAGCCGCTCAGATATTGTCCCTGACTACTTAATGGAAATAAATCCAGAAAGTCGTTTCATAAAACTCCCTATCGAAGGGTATCTTGATCTGTTAGGGATCGAGCCCAACAGTTCACAAACGGCAATTATAAATGCCATCAATAATCCTAAATATCGTTTTGTCTGCGCGGCTGTCTCACGCCGTCAAGGAAAAACATATATCTCAAACATTATAGGACAACTGGTATGTCTAGTACCAGGAGCAAACGTTCTACTAATGTCTCCCAACTATTCATTATCTCAAATATCTTTTGATCTTCAAAGAAATCTTATAAAACATTTTGACTTAGAAGTTACACGAGATAACGCAAAAGATAAAGTTATAGAACTATCTAATGGATCTACTATAAGAATGGGTTCCATTAATCAGGTAGACTCTGTAGTTGGTAGATCATACGATCTTATTATATTCGACGAAGCTGCACTTACAGACGGACGGGATGCATTCAATGTGGCACTACGGCCAACACTTGATAAAGAAAATTCAAAAGCTATTTTTATTTCTACTCCACGAGGAAGAAATAATTACTTTGCAGAGTTTTACTATCGAGGATTCTCAGAAGAGTTTCCAGAATGGTGTAGTATAAAAGCAACTTACCACGAAAATCCACGAGTTTCCGAACAAGATATTATAGAAGCAAAAAAGACAATGTCTGAAGCTGAGTTTAATCAGGAATACATGGCAGACTTTAATGTATTTGAAGGGCAAATCTGGAAATTTAACCATGAAGAATGTGTATCAGATTTAAGTGAATTTGACACAAGTCGTATGGATGTATTTGCAGGACTTGACGTTGGTTATAAAGATCCTACTGCGCTCTGTGTTGTAGCGTATGATTGGGACACTGAAAAATATTATATTGTAGATGAGTACTATAACTCAGAAAGAACAACAGAACAACACGCAAAAGAAATTCAAAAATTGATTAAAAAATGGGATATTGATTATATCTATATTGACTCTGCAGCTCAACAAACTCGTTACGATTTTGCACAAAATTATGATATTAGTACTCTTAATGCAAAGAAATCAGTACTAGATGGAATAGGACAAGTAGCTGGAGTCGTAGATAATGACCAACTCATTGTAGATCAAAAATGCATGGAAACATTGATGGCGTTAGATCAATATCAATGGGACCCTAACCCAAATTTACTAAAAGAAAAACCTAAACACGATATGGCATCTCACATGGCTGACGCTATAAGATACGCGTTATACTCATTCGAAACGAGCATGACCTCATTTTGAGAATACCTACTGAAAAACAGTTCTTGACTTATGGTGTGACTTTTTGGTATAATTCTAATTAAGAGTATAAATATGAACCTAAAGCGAGATTTAGTTAAATATGTAAGAGACAAAGCTAAGTCGAAATACAAAAAAACAAGCAATTGTTATATTTGTGGAGAGACTAAAGATTTAGATTTTCATCATTACTACGGATTAACGGAACTGCTAGAAACTTGGTTAAAACATAAAAATATAACTATAGAGAATGAGCAAGATATACTAGAGCTTCGGCAATCCTTTATTGATGAGAACAAAGAAAAGGTGTATGAATACACGGTTACGCTTTGCCATAACCATCATCTGAGATTACATTCAATTTACGGAAAACGACCCAAATTGATCACAGCGAAGAAACAACATAATTGGGTCGAGATACAGAGAGACAAACATGGCATGGTATGATAGATTTATAGGTAGAGCAGACGTAGAGGATAAACTCAACCCTGCACAATACGTAATATCTCGAAACGAGGGTATGACAATTGACTCTCGTGAAGTCGTAACAAATTATAGAAATGCTTATGAACAATTAGAAATTGTAAACCGTGCAGTAAATATGATTGTTGATGATGTATCGGATATTCCGTATCAAATTGGAGATCAAACTATTGGAATCAACAATATTATAAAAAATATTCGTAGATCAAAAGTTGATGTACTCGTAAATAAAGAACCAAATCCTTTTCAGGATATTAACACTTTTAAAAGAAATCTTGTAATAGATTTACTTATCGATGGAAATATATTTATTTATTTTGATGGTGCTCATTTGTATCATCTTCCAGCAGATAAAATGACAATATATAGTGATACAGATACTTATATTGAAAAGTTCGTATATGATAATAGCATTGATTATTCAGTAAATGAGATTATACATATAAAAGAAAACAGTTTTAATTCCATTTATCGAGGAGTTCCTAGACTAAAACCAGCATTTAGAACAATGCAACTATTAGCTAGCATGAGAAACTTTCAAGATAACTTCTTTAAAAATGGAGCAGTACCAGGATTAGTACTTAAGTCACCTAATACACTTTCTGAAAAAATTAAAGAAAGAATGTTACAAGCATGGAGTGTACGATATAATCCAAACACAGGCGGAAGACGCCCACTTATTCTTGACGGTGGATTAGAAGTTGATAGTCTTACAAATATTAATTTCAAAGAATTAGACTTTCAAGAATCAATAAAAGCAAACGAAAGAATTATACTAGAGGCTATGGGAATACCACCTATTTTACTAGATGGTGGCAACAATGCAAACATAAGACCTAACCATAGACTTTATTATTTAGAAACAATCTTACCAATAGTAAGAAAAATTGGATACGCTGTTGAGCGTTTCTTTGGTTTCACTATCTCTGAGGATGTAACAGGTATACCTGCTTTACAACCAGAGCTTAGAGATCAAGCAGCGTACTACGCAACTCTCGTAAATACTGGCATCTTAAGTGCCAATGAAGCAAGAGAGGCTCTAGGCAAAGAACCAGTAAATGGTTTTGATACCCCAAGAGTTCCTGCAAATATAGCAGGATCAGCAGTAAATCCAGAAGAAGGTGGCAGACCAGTCGAGACCCCACCAAGCGAGGAAAATTAATATGACAAAAGATATGATGGCAAAAGCATTATCTGACTTTTTAACTAAGAAAGACATGAAAACTGTAACTCTTAGTGAATACAAAGGATTTGGTAATGATGTACCAGTAAAAGACTATCTTTTAAGAAGGGCTTTTGGATCTTGGAATCGAGTATTATCTGC